GTTTTGTAACTCTCAAAAATGAAAATAAGGAGGCGTTGTATTGCTTACATTTTTAGATTTATTCGCAGGGATAGGTGGCTTTAGGCTAGGGATGGAAAAAGCAGGACATAAATGTTTGGGACATTGCGAATATGATAAATTCGCAAATTTAAGTTATAATGCCATGCACAAACCGAAGGAGGATGAATGGTTTGAAAGAGATATTAGAGAAATTAGAACAGAAAATATCCCAAGAGCAGATGTCTGGTGTTTTGGATTCCCATGTCAAGACATTTCTGTTGCAGGGAAACAATTTGGATTCAGAGGAGAACGTTCAAGTTTATTTTTTACAGTTACAAAACTTATTAGAGAACTCAAAGAAGAAGATAGACCCAAGTATTTACTTATTGAAAACGTTAAAAATCTACTTAGTGTTAATGGAGGATTTGATTTCCTCAAAGTTCTCGTTGAACTGGATGAAATCGGCTATGATGCAGAGTGGCAAGTTCTTAATTCTAAAAACTTCGGAGTACCCCAAAATAGAGAACGAATATTCATTGTTGGACATTTTAGAGGACGAAGTACACGAAAAGTATTTCCTATCGAAAGAAAAAGTAGAAAAAATCTTGAGCAACTAAATAATCCAACTCATAGTACAAATAGAATTTATGATGCAGTTGGAATTGCTAGATGTATTAGAAGTCAGGCAGGAGGTGGAGGTGCTAAAACAGGTCTATACTTTATAGACTTAAATAAAAACTCTAAAGTAACAATAAATGCTAGATGCCTTAAAGCAAAATATAATGCAGGTGTGACAAATAGAAATTGTGATAATAGTGGAGTTTTAGTTAATGCAGTTTTAACGCCCGATAGGGTAAATAAAAGACAAAATGGTCGTAGAATTAAAGAAAGCGGAGAAACAATGTTCACATTGACAGCTCAAGATAAACATGGAATTTTGAAAAATGGAGATATAAGAAGGTTAACACCAAAGGAATGCTTTAGGTTGCAAGGATTTCCGGATAAATATTACGAAAGAGCAGCAAGTGTATGCTCAGATAGTCAACTGTACAAGCAAGCAGGAAATGCTGTTACTGCAAATGTTGTATATGAAATAGCAAAAAGAATGGGCTAAAAGTTGCAAAATGTCTTTTAGTATGAATATTTTTGAAGTGTTTTGTAACTCTCAAATGAAAATAAGGGGTGGGATAAATGTATGAATATATATTAAGATGGCAAATAGGATTATCGTTAGAAAATAGAAAAATACATTATACATATGGAAGTAAAGAAGCTTTAAGAAAGAAAGCAAAGGCATTGGCTAAAGATGAAAATATAGTACTAATAACTATAGATAAGGTAGATGAAGTTATAAAAAATACTATAAGCGAGAAGATTATAGAACGCTTTAAAAATTTATAAGGGGTGAAATTATGATAATACACAAATTTATAATACATGTTTTAGATAAGAATAGCGATACACCAATACTAAATGACTTTGAGGGTAGAGTCAGTCAAGATATTGAAGCTTTCTTTCAAAAGAAGATAAGCAAAGTATCAAGAGATAATGACATCAGAACAGCAGTATTTAATGACTATAGTAACAATCTAATTAAGAAGTGTTGTGAACAAATTATTTATGATGAAAGTTCATTTTTAAATAACTCTAAAGAGATTGCAGCTTACTTATTTGATGTTATGAAATTGAATGCTATATTAGAATCTTGCGACTTAGCAATTTGCTTATACTCTCAAAAAGATGAAAAGAAAGTTGCTATATTAAAGCTTGATTACAATAATTCGTATACTCATTCAATTGAGTTTAAAGAGGATAAATTTAATATACAGATGTCTAAAAATGAAATTAATATACAAGAGACTAAGATGGTCAAAATTGCTGCCCTAGTTGGATTAAGTGGAATGAATGACGAATATCATCTAAAAGTATTGGATAAGGATGCAGAGAAGGAAGAAGCTAATTCTAAGTTTGTTACAGAGTTTCTAAATGCTACTAAAGTGAAAGATGATAAGTATAAGACTAAGATGTTTAAAGCTTTTGTATATTCTTATATAGCACATTTATATAGTGATATGAAGCAGGGCGAAGATGTAAGAGGAATGTTACTTTATATGCTAAGAGAAAAACAAAAACTTGATATAAATGAGTTTACTGAAAAGGCAATAAAGGAAGATTTAAAAGATAGTTTTAAGGACCATATAGAAGAAAAAGGAATTGAAAGTTTTAATATTGATAAAAAGTGGGTTGAGAAGAATCTGAAAAACAGATGTATCAAGACAGATACAGGCTTTGAGATAAAAGGCAAGATGGATGATTTTGAGGATTTTATGAAGTATGGTATTAGACATAACGGGAATGGAACTGTAGATATAGTTATTAAGAATGTTAATTTCTATGATGAAAAGTAGGTAAATAATTTTGAAATACATTAATAAAGGAGTGGTTTAGAAATGGATTTACCAGATAATGTTATCGAAATTGATATATTAAGAATTAATAGAAATAATGATAAGAAATGTAAGTGTAAGAATAGAGAATTTATAGTAGATACAGTTAATAAATCAGTTCATTGTTCAGAATGTGGATTTAGAGTAGAGCCATATGATGCGCTATATGAACTAGCAATGAACTTTGAAAGAGTAAATGGGCAAGTAAACACATTATTAAAACAGAGAAAAGAAATAGCTAGTTATAAACCACACTTGATAGTTTTTAAGAGGCTTGAAAGTAAATACAGGGGTAAAAAAATGTTACCAGTTTGCCCAATTTGTGGAGAAGCATTTTATTTTGAAAATTTAACTTCATGGATTAATAAAGATTTTTATGAAAGAAGAAAAAATAAATAAAATAATTGGTCAAAGTAAGTTTATGAATGAAACTAGAATATTATAGACTTACTTTGACTTATAAAAAAGGAGTGGTAATTATGAAAGAATATGTTGTAGAAATACCAATTACAGGTCATATGGGGGTTTGTATAAAGGCTGAAAATAAAGAAGATGCAAAAAAATTAGCTTTAAAACAGTGTTCAATAGATTATATTAAAGAGTGGTTTACAGATGATGAAAATATACAAGTAAGGGAATTAAAATATAAACTTTGAGGGTGATTATATGATACATGAATTGCAAATATCTTCTAGTACTTTTAAAGATGTAATTAAGAATAAAAAACAAATTGAAGTAGAGTATACAACAAATTTCAAGGCAGGAGATACAGTTATATTTCAAGCTTTTAGGGATGGGAAATCTACAGGAATTGAGGTAAATAAGGAGATTGAGTATTTTGTTAAGCTTGGAAATGGGTATGTTGAGTTGGGAATAAAATAAAAATTTAAGGAGAGATAATGAAAGTTAATTTTGTAATAGATGGAGAACCAAAAGCAAAAGCACGTCCTAGAATGAGTACATCAACTGGCAAGGCTTATACACCTGACCAAACCATACTATATGAAAATTGGATTAGACTTATGTACAATTCTACAGTAAAGCATTTCTTTGAGGGTAATGTGAAAATGACAGTTATTTGTTACTTTGACATTACTAAAAAAGATAGAGAGGCACTACAGAAAAATAAGGTAAATACTAAAACGTATAAGGATGCTATAGACAAGGTAGAAGGGTTAATAAGACCAAACAAGAAACCCGATTTAGACAATATAATTAAGTCTGTAGCTGACAGTTTAAATGGTATAGCTTATAAAGATGATTCTCAAATAGTAGAAGTAGTGAGTAAGAAATATTATAGCGATAGACCAAGGGTTGAGGTTGAGCTGGAAGATGTTATTTAAGGAGGATTATAAATGAGAAATAATTTAAAAGAAAAAGAATTAGAAGAACTAGAAAAAGAGATAAATAAAATTTATGGTATATATGAAGAAGGATGCTTGTTAGGTGCTAGTTCGGAATTTATGAAATGTTATGAGCGAAAAATTGAGAAATTAATGGATAGATGGAATGAGCTTAAAGAAGAATCTGAATAAGAAATAAAAAGAAAAAAGGAGTGCTTTCACACTCCACTTGTCAAAAATATAAAACTTTTATATACAAATATTATTATAACATAAAATTGATAGGAGTGTGGAAGTATGTCTAAAACTAAAAAAGAGTTTTTTAATGCAACTAAGAAACAACTTTCTAATTATAAGCAATTAAGTACAAATATAATAAAATTGAAAAATGAAATACAAATGCTGAAAGATAATTCAGTTGGTGATTTAATGAAATGTATAAGTTATGATAGTGTCAAAACAGGTAAAACAAACAAAACTAGCAATATGATTGAGGATGCTATTGTTAATGTATCAGACTTAATAACAGAAAAAGAAATAGAGTTATATGAAGCAGAAATAATTAAATCTACAATAGATTTAGCTATAAGGAATTTAAAGCCTATACACAGACAAATTATTGAACTTAAATATATAGATGGTCTAATGTGGCAAGAAATGGTTGATATAGTACATTTAGAAGAAAGACAATTAAGTGTAAGAGCTAGTCAAGCTATTAGCTCAATATCAATAGCACTGTTTGGGAAGAAAGCATTAATAGAGCAAGAACCACTTTTTGAATTGTTAGATTACAAACTAAATTAAAAAGTAAGAATAATTTTGAGTGCTGAAAATGTGCAGGTTTTTTTGTTTTAGACATGAGATAATAGTATTGTGGAAATGAAGATTTCCCTCTCAAAATTAAATATATATTAGGCTAGAGTTAAGGGATTGCTCTAGCTTATATGAACAGACTAGGCAGGGCGTGAGGACGCTGTTAGTTCAATTCTAACTATGTTCATTCTTTAGTTTTTTTCTATTTCAATCAATCTACAGATACACTAAAAATAGTATTTGAATTGAGATTAAAATCTCATACAATTTTGTATCTTAATTCAGAAGTCTAAAAATCGGGTGGGGCTTGGTAACCTCACTCACCATGCAGGTGCAGGTGCTTAATCTAAGTTCGATTCTTAGAACTTGCAACATAATATATGTATCTCCCTACTAAAAAGGCTAAGTTCGGGTAAGCTTAGTCTTTTATTTTTTTACAGGAGTATGATAAATGAGTAATTTAAGAGAAAAGATAATAAAAGAATTAGATGAATTTAATATAGATGCAGATGATGAATTTTTAAGTTATGGAGTGGAATATGTTGAGAGTTTTACAGGGAAAAGTGCTATTAGCGAAGAGTTATTAATAAGAGGAGTAGTGCTTACAGCAAATTATATAGCAAATATGGAAAGTAAAGACTTAGATTAATTTCTAGGTCTTTTTTAATACAAAAATTAATAAGTTTCAGATGTCGGTAACTCCGACATCTGAAAAGGTCTATTAAAAATGCATAATATGCACTATTCGGATATACATAATGTGCATATCTAAAATTCAAATATTCAGGAGGTTGATTTTATGAAACTAAAACTTGTTAAAAAAGGAAAATTTTTAGGGACAACATGCGACTTTTACATGAATGAAGAAAAAGAAATATTTATGAGCAGAACACAACTGGGTCATGCTCTTAAATACTCTAACCCAAGTAAAGCGATAGAAAATATACATAATAGAAATTTTGAGTATATGAAAGGAAAATCTATTGAAATAACGGGGGCTCAAATTGAGGGGTCGATATATAAAAATAAAAATGCTAAGAAAATATATATGTATAATGAAAAAGGAATCTATGCTATAGTAAGAAAATCTAATATGCCTGTTTCTGATGAGTATTTTGATTGGGTATACGAAGTTATACATTCTATAAAAGAAAATGGATATTATATAGCTAATGAAAAAGATGAAGAATGGTTAGGTATAAGAGTTGAAGGTAAAAAAGTAAGAAAAGATTTTACGGATGAAATACAAGAGTTTGTTTATTATGCTACTAGTCAAGGAAGTAATAAACCTCAGATGTATTATAAACATTTTACTGAACTTGTAAGAAGAAAATTAGGTATACCAAAAGGTGTGAAAAGAGATGAGTTAAATCAAAGTGAATTGTTTGATATACAAGCACTTGAGAGAATTATATCTATGAAATTACCTAAGTTAATAGATAAAGATATGAATTATAAAGAGGTATATAAAAAGATTAAAGAGTTAATAGAAATGATTTAAATGACTGTCTTGATGGAGAGTCTTTTTTTTATACAATAAATTAAATAAAAGTATTATTTAGAATTATTTTGTAGTTGTCGAACGATTGTTGAAGGATATTGACCTTTGAAGTTGAATTTTATACTTTGGAGGGGATAACATAATGAAAAATTTCATAAAAGAAATGAAACTTTTTATATTAAGTAACAAGATTCTTACACTAGCCTTTTGTATAGCAACAATAATATTTGTATCATATGAAGTTACTAAGGATTTGCCAGAAATAATTCCTTATGGAGATTTTATATTTAACTTACTGAGCCAATTGAGTCTATCTTTTATGGGATGTTTTGTTTTTTATATAATGCAAGTATATATACCTGATAGAAAGAAAAAAATAAATATAGCTAAACAGATTAGACAAAAACTAAGAAGGATAACAGATATAATGCTTAAATCTATTGAAGAATTGTGTAAATTATATTTAGATAAATTTGACATTCAAAGGTTAACGCAAGAAGATTTTAATGTATTGGGTAATGAAATAAATTTTATGGATAAGTTAAAAGAAGAGTCCTCATTTAGAATTAAAAAATATGAGTCTGAAATAACATATGGGGATTATATATTAAAAAATAAATATGAAATAGAATCATTAATTGATAAAATAAATATTTATTATGGGAATTATTTAGAAGAAAATCTTGTGAAATTATTAGATGATATAACAAACTCACCTTATCATACACTATTCTTGTCTTTAAAAGAAATAGAGGAAAGATTAAATAAGAAATTGGATATATCATTCCAAGATAGCAAAAAAACAATGAATGCTTTAGAAAAAAAGCTTGAAAAAAAGAATCCAAAACAAAGAGCTCTTACAAAACTTAATGAGGATTTATCACCTTTTATAAAAGAATATTATGAAATGTATTTTTCTATATTGAATTATATAAATAAAGTTAACTAAAGAACTCTAACCAGAGTTCTTTTTTTATTCCCAAAACGACAAACAAACGAGGTGGTGATGTGCAAGATGTCAAAGAAAAGGTAAAACAAGATTACTTAAAAGGTATGAAACAAAAGGAAATATCAGTAAAGTATGACATTAGTTTAAACACTTTAAAGTCATGGATTAAAAGATACAACTGGGCTAGTGAAAAAAAGAAGGGTGCACCTAAAAATAAAAGGGGTGCACCCATAGGTAATAAAAATGCTACTGGTCCACCTGGTAATAAGAATGCTGAAAAGTTTGGTTTCTTCTCAAAATACTTACCCAAAGAAACTCAAGACCTAATTAATGAGATAAAGAATAAAGATAAATTTGATATTCTTTGGGAACAGATAACAATTCAATATGCAGCAATAATAAGAGCGCAAAAGATAATGTATGTTAAAGGCAAGGAAGAAATGATTAAGGAATTAAAGAAACAGGAAAGTACAGAAAATGGTGAGAAGATAGAGTATGAATTTCAATTTGCATGGGATAGGCAAGCATCTTTTCTTAATGCACAGAGTAGGGCAATGAGTGAATTAAGAAGTTTAATTAAACAGTATGATGAAATGATTCATAAGGATTGGAATTTGGCTACAGAGGAGCAGAAAACAAGAGTTGAGAAGTTGAAATGTGAAGTTGATAACCTAAGTAAAGATGATATTGGAGATGATGAGTTGAAAATAAGTGTAGATTATGGTGATAGAAATGATAGTTAGAGTAAATTTTAATCCAGATTTCAAGGAAGCTAATTTTACTAAAAAAAGATACAGAGCAATGAAAGGTTCAGCAGGGAGTGGAAAATCTGTTAATGTAGCACAAGACTATATACTAAAGTTAGGAGATAAGAAGTATCAAGGAGCTAATCTATTAGTAGTTAGAAAGTCAGAAGCTACACATAAGTATTCAAGTATGCAGAGCTTACAGGAGCTATAAATCGTATTTATGGTAAACAAGCTGATAAGTATTGGAAAACTACTTTAAATCCTTTAGAAATTAAGAGTAAAGTTACTGGTAACTCTATAATTTTCAGAGGAGTTAATGATGCAAAACAAAGAGAAAAATTAAAATCAATTAACTTCTCGAAAGGAAAATTAACATGGGTTTGGTGTGAAGAAGCTACAGAACTTATGGAAAGTGACATAGACATACTAGATGACCGTTTAAGAGGTATTTTAACTAATCCTAACCTATACTATCAAATGACATTTACATTTAATCCAGTCTCAGCTACTCATTGGATAAAAAGAAAGTATTTTGACTATAAAAATGATGATATATTTACTCATCATAGTACTTATCTACAAAATAGATTCATAGATGAGGCTTACTACAGAAGAATGCAAATGAGAAAAGAGCAAGACCCAGAAGGGTACAAAGTCTATGGTCTTGGAGAATGGGGAGAAACTGGTGGAGCAATACTTAAAAATTATGTTATACATGAATTTCCTACAGAATTTGAGTATTTTGACAATATGAGGTTATCACAAGACTTTGGATTTAACCATGCAAATGTAGTACTTAGAATTGGCTTTAAGGATGGAGAGTTATATATATGTAATGAAATATATGTACATGAAATGGATACCT